TTCTATCCCTGTGGATATTTATGAGACTGTTGTTGCTGGTTTTGCTGCTGTGTCTGCCAAACCTACAGATAATGTAAAAAAAGCAGCGAAGCGTAAAAAGATGCAAGCAGAAGGCAGATGGACAGAAGATCAAGAAGATGAATACAGAGATAGACAACAGAACCAGTCGATTCTAGCAGGAACGTGCGGCTATGACTTTGAGCCGTTCGCAGATTATTGGAAGAAGTATTGTTCTACAATAAAAAATAAAGGGGACTTCCGAAGAATGTCAGATTCTGATGAAGTTGGTGAAGTTCCAGATTATATGAAAAGATTAGATTGGAAACAATTCTCAGTAGTGAGAATACCATATGAACTCATTCCAGAAGGCTTTATGGATGATCAACAGGTTACAAGAGCCAGAGCAACTATGCACAATGGCATCTATCAAATGGAATACGGTGCGTGCTTTACAACTGATTCTCAAGGATTCTTTAGAAGAAGTCTGATTGAGGCAGCAACTGCACATAATAAAAATGTAGAGAAACCTGAGTGGCCCTCATATTGTCCTTCTGTTTTTGATGTTACTACTAGAGGGCAGCAGGATAGGCAGTATGTCTATGGGATTGACCCTGCTAGTGAACAAGATAACTTTGCTCTAATTATTATAGAACTCCATCCAGAGCACCACAGGCTTGTTTATTCGTGGACCACGAACAAGAAAGACTTTCAGGCACGCATGAGAATGGGACTTACTGATGTTAGTGACTATTATAGCTTTTGTGTTAGGAAGGTTCGTGAACTTATGAGAGTCTTCCCATGTGCTAGGATTGGTATTGACTCGCAGGGTGGTGGCTTTGCGATTGCTGAAGGTCTAGCAGATGAAGATAAGTTACAACCCGGAGAAAGAAAAATCTTACCCATAATAGAGGATAGTAAGAAAAAACCCACCGATGATATTGCTGGAGATCATATTCTAGAATATATAAATTTTGCAAGTGCTGAATGGACTAGTAAAGCAAATCATGGTCTTCGTAAAGATGTTGAAGATAAGGTATTATTATTTCCTAGATTTGACACTGTAACACTTTCTCTTATGACTGAAAAAGATAAAATACAATTTAAAAGTTTAAAAGAAACTTATGGAGATTCAGCAGCACTGAAGCTGTATGATACTCTTGAAGACTGTGTTATGGATATTGAGGAGCTTAAAACTGAACTTACTACAGTGGTTGTGAGTGTTACAGCTAATGGAAGAGAGAGGTTTGACACTCCAGAAATAAAACTTGATACAGGGAAAAAGGGCAGGATGAGAAAAGACCGTTATTCTGCATTAGTCATTGCAAATATGATTGCACGTTCTATGCAGAGAGCCATTCCCGCTCCTACTTATGTAAATGTTGGTAGATTAATTGGTCAGGGAGGAGGTGATAAAGGTGATGGACGCATGTATGTAGGCCCAGAATGGGCAAATTCTTATACTCCCGGCACATGTTTCATGGTCAAAAAAAATAATGAACAGTAAATAGGTATTGGTGTATATAATAAATAGTATTGCAATACCCATTATTCTTCTAAGGAGTAAAATTAATGTCTGATCCAGCATATCGTAGTTGGGCATCTGAAAAAGATATGGAGCAGGCTTTTGCTGATTATGGCGAGGCTATTACTAATCAAGTTTCTAAAGGAAGCTATTCTTCTTATCGTAGGGATTTTTCTGACCTTACAAATGATTTAAGTGGTCGTCCCGGTTTGCGGCAACGAGATTTTGATTGGTTTCGTCCAGAATCTAGAGTTCCAACAAATCCTAAAGATGTTATTGGATATGCAAGACATTCTTATAGAAGAATTGGGCTAATTCGTAATTCTATTGATTTGATGGGTGATTTTGCTTGTCAGGGTGTTAGATTAGCTCATAGAAACAAAAGGGTAGAGAATTTTTATAAAGATTGGTTTAACAGGATTGATGGACAGACTGTTTCTGAGAGATTGTGTAACTTATTGTTTAGAGAAGCAAATGTCGTAATAAAATCAAAGACCGCCAAAGTGAATGCTAAAAAGCGGTTGGAGATGCAACGTGCTGTAGCGTCCCCCGATATGCAACCCATAGGAGGGGACATACAGTACGGTAAAAACGAAATACCTTGGAGATACAATTTCCTTGACCCAATGTTAGTGGAAGTCATCGGTGGACCTTTAGCATCATTAACAGATAAAACTAAGTATGCTATTAAGGTGCCTCCTACTTATGGTATGCACATGAGTAAGATGACTAATAATCCAAATATTGAAATGCAAAAGATTCTTGCTGAGATTCCAGAAGAATTAAAAAGGGCAATTAGTGAAAACAAGCCTATCCCTTTAGATCCAGCAAAGACTTTTGTTTATTATTATAAAAAAGATGATTGGCAAGCATGGGCAGATCCTATGACTTATGCCTGTTTCAGAGATTTGATGTTGTATGAGAAATTGAAACTTGCAGACCAAGCAGCGTTGGATGGTGCTATCTCAAAAATTAGGGTGTGGAAACTTGGTAGTTTGGAACATAAGCTTGCTCCTACGCAAGCAGCTTCTAGTGCCTTGGAAAGTATTCTTGGGGCTAATGTTCAAGGTGGCACAAAGGACATTATCTGGGGTCCAGATATTGAATTACTTGAAACAAGCACTGATATTCAGTCTTTCTTAGGAGAA